AAAAATTAGCAGCGGCTAATAGTAATACAGCTACAAGACATATATTACAAGCTGGTTTATTTTTAGTATTAAAAACTGCAGAAGCTATTTCACTTAGAATATCTGATGTATTAGAATATTCTAGAGCTAGAAACCAATTTGTTTTATCGTTAGGTAGATTTAATGTTGGTACTTTAGATCAAGTTAAAGAATTACACCTGCATGACTTTGGTATATTCTTAGAACTAGCACCTGATGAAGAAGAAAAACAAAGATTAGAAAATAATATTCAAATGGCTCTTCAACAACAACAAATAAATTTAGAAGATGCTATTGATATTAGAGAAGTTAAAAACCTAAAACTAGCTAATCAAGTATTAAAAATAAGAAAGAAAAAGAAACAAGAGTTAGACCAACAAATAGCTCAACAAAATATACAAGCTCAATCAGAAGCTAACGCTCAATCAGCTCAAGCAGCTGCACAAGCTGAAGCACAGAAAAATCAAATAATTACTGAACAAAAAGTTCAATTAGCTCAAGCAGAGTTTCAGTTTGGTACTCAAAAAATGGAAAGAGAAGCTGAAATTAAAAAAGAACTTATGGAACATGAGTTTAATTTAAATATGAGATTAAAAGACATGGAATCACAAGTGATTAGAGATAAAGAGCAATATAAAGAAGATCGTAAAGATGAACGTACTAGAATACAAGCTAGTCAACAGTCTGAGCTAATCGATCAAAGGAAAAAAAATTTACCAGCTAAAAAGTTTGAGTCTGCGGGCTTTGATAACTTAGGTGGTTTTGACCTAGAACAATTTGAACCAAGATAAAATTAAAAATTATGGCATGGAGATTTAACGACTATCCAGGTAATATAGCTGGATCAGTATTTTCAAAAGGTGGAGACGCAATAGTACCACCAGATAAGCACATTTTTGTAGCTATTACTACTTTAGCTGCTACTACATTTAGTAATACTACTGGATTGGTCGCTGAAGAAGCTACTAGATATGCTAATACAGAAGACGCTGCTGGTGACGCTGCTGCAGGATCTGAAACTTATAGTGAAGGATCAGGTGGTGAAGAAGTAGTAGTAGGTGATTCTTTTCCAGCAGGCATTGACATATTTGGTCAGTATACCAAAATCAATGTTAACTCTGGAAGTATCATAGCGTATTACGCTAAAAAATAATATTTTTTTAAACAATTATATAATATCTTATTATGGAAAATGAAAACAAAGAAGTGGTTGAACAACCACAAGAACAGGCTGTTGAGCAAGAACCACAAGCTCCAACTACAGAAAAAATAGTTGACGCTAAAGTAGTAGAAGCTCCAAAGCCTAAAAGAAAAAGTAACGCGTTTGATCAAGGCGCGGATACTATAAAGGTTGATATGAGTAAGCAACCTGAAAAAGCTACTGAAGAAAAAGTAGAAGAACCTGTTACTGAAAGTAAAAAAGAAGAGGTAGTTGAAGAAACACCTATTATACAAGAAGTAACAGATGAAGAAGTAGAAGAAACAAACGATATTGTTAGCGAAGTTTATAAACAACAAAATAAAATTGTTGAAGAAAAACAAGAGCAACAAACTCCAGAAGTGGAACTACCAGAAAACGTTGAAGAACTCGTGAAGTTTATGAATGAGACTGGTGGAACGTTAGAGGATTATGTTCGCCTCAATGCGGATTACTCAAACGTAGATGGAGAAGCACTCTTGCGAGAGTACTACAAATCTACGAAACCTCATCTTTCATCTGATGAAGTTAACTTTATGTTAGAAGATAACTTTAAATTTGATGAAGACGTAGATGAGCCTAGGGACATAAAAAGGAAACAGCTTGCTTATAAAGAAGCGGTTGCACAAGCCAAAAACCATTTAGATGGTCTGAAAGCACAGTATTACAAGGAGGTCAAGTTGGGCTCTAAGTTAGCTCCAGAACAACAAAAGGCAATTGACTTTTTCAACCGTTATAATAAAGAGCAGGCTCAGGTTACTGAACTAACTGCAAAGCAACAACAACACTTTAATCAACAAACTGATCAGGTTTTTAATGAGAAGTTCAAAGGTTTTGATTTTCAAGTTGGAGACAAAAAGTATCGTTACAACGTTAAAGATGCGCAACAAACAAGGGAGGCTCAGTCTGATGTGCTAAATGTTTTTAGCAAGTATATTGATGAAAATAATATGCTACAAGACGCTAAGGGTTATCATAAATCTTTATTTGCTGCACGAAACGCTGACGCTTTAGCTAGTCATTTTTATGAGCAAGGCAAAGCTGACGCTGTCAAACAGTTAACTTCTGAAGCAAAGAATATCAATGTTGATGGAAGAAAAACGTCTGACGGTGTTGTTAATGTCGGTGGTCAAAAAGTGAAAGTGATAAGCGGCGACACTAGTTCTAGCCGAAAGTTTAAATTGAAAAATTACTAAAAATTAAAAATTAAAAATTATGGCAACAGTAAGTTTTAGTGGACCAGCTGCCGGTTCGATAGTTTCTCCAGCGTATCAAAAGATGACGCTTGCGACTAACTACCTAGACTTTACATCATCTGATGTATTTGGCGACGGAACGAACGTAGCAGGTTGGGCACAACAATATCTTCCTGATTTATATGAGCAGGAAGTAGACAGATATGGTAATAGAACCATCTCTGGATTTTTATCTATGCTTAGTGCTGAAATGCCTTTACAATCTGATCAAGTAATTTGGTCTGAGCAAGGTAGATTACACTTAGCATACAATGGTACTGTAGATACTACTAACGGTGCAGTAACTTCAATTACTGACATTGATGGTGGATCAAGTAACAAACACGCAGTAAGAAAAGGAGCAACAGTTGTAGCTGTAGTAGAAAACGTAGTCTTCAAAGGTTATGTATCTGCTGGAGTTGAAGCTAGTGAAACTGGTCTTACAATTTTACCTTACGGAGCAGAAAACATTGAAGATTTAGCTGGTATTTCTACTGGATCTCAGTCTATCAAGTTCTTCGTATATGGTTCTGAATTTGCAAAGGGTTCTGACACTATGGCGAACTCTGTAGAACCTAACTTCTTAACTTTCAACAATAGACCTATGATCATTAAAGATCACTTTGAAATCAATGGTTCTGACACTGCTCAGATCGGTTGGATCGAAGTAGCTGGTGAGTCTGGACAAGGTGGATACTTATGGTATCTAAAATCTTCAGGTGATACTAGAGTGAGATTTAACGATTACATGGAGATGACTATGGTTGAAGCTGAGAAAGTTGTAACAGGTGCTGGTACTGCAGACTCACAACTTCATGATCTTGGTTCAGGCGGTGTTGATGGTTTCAATGGTTCAGAAGGTATGTTCTCAGCTATCGAAAACAGAGGTATCGTAGCTACTAACTTAGTTGATAACGCGGCTGACGCATTAGCGGATTTCGATTTATTATTAGCTGAGCTAGACAAGCAAGGTGCTATTGAAGAAAACATGTTATATCTTAACAGAGCTTCAAACTTAATCTTTGATGATATGTTAGGTCAAATTAATGCTAACTACGATGGTGGTACATCTTTTG